AAGGACAAGTGGAAGGGCGACGATTACGAGCGCAACACCAAGGCGTCGGAACGGGCCATCGTCAATCTGGCCGAACGGTCCGGGATCGACGTCGAGGAACTGCGGCACATGGAACTCAAGAACGGCCGCTTCCTCCTGGACGATCCCAACGTCCGGCAGTTGTTCGCCGCCGTCGGCCTGGAAATGACCGAGGGCAATCTTGGCCCGGCGCTGACCGACAGCGAGCGCGGCAGCATGAAGGGCCAACTCGACACCATTCGTTCCGGCATCGCCGCCGCCCAGGCCAAGGGCGACGACAAGGAAGCCAACCGGCTGTATCAGGCCGAACAAGCCCTGGTCGCCAAAATGCAAGGCAGCAAGTCCATCGTCGGGTCCGGAAGGGCCGTTTGATTTCATCATCCTCGGGGCGGTTTTCGCCCCGCTTTTAGGTTCTAGGGCGGTTTCCCGCAAGGCATCGCCACAAGCCATTTTCTGCACAACCCAATGCATCGTCGAGAGCAGCGCGGCATCCGCAAGGGTTTCCCGCGCCAGACTAGGCGGTTTCCTGAGGGCGTGCCTGATCCCTTCAACAAAGGAGGACAGGACATGTCCACTTCGATTGACACTGCGTTTGTGACCTCGTATGAGGCGAAGGTTCACGACGTCTTTCAGCGGCAGGGCGCGTATCTGAAGAACGCCGTCCGCCAGAAGCCCGGCGTGGTCGGTTCCACGGCGGTGTTCCAGAAGATCGGCAAGGGTGTGGCGACGACCAAGAGCCGTCACGGCACCATCACGCCGATGAACCAGACCCACACTGCGCCGAGCTGCACGCTCGCCGACTTCTATGCCGGCGACTGGGTCGACAAGCTCGACGAGGCCAAGACCAACATCAACGAGCGCGACGCCATCGCGCGCGGCGGTGCCATGGCCCTTGGCCGTAAGGTCGATGACCAGATCACGACGGTCCTCGACACCACGACTTCGGCGACGGTGACCATCACCGTGACCAGCAAGGCCAATATCCTGGCCGGCGCGCTGGCCCTCACCGAGGCGGCTTGGGCGGCCGACGTGCCCAACGACGGAAACGTGTTCGCCGTCATCACGCCCCGGCTGCACAGCCAGTTCATGCTTCTCGACCAGTTCCAGCGGGGCGAATACGTTCGCGCCGACGGGCAGGCCTGGGTTTCCGGGCCCGCGATGGGTGCGAAGTGGAAGGACTGGCAGGGCGTCAAGTGGAAGATGCAGACCGGCCTTCCCGGGGCCACCACGGCTTCCGGCAAGGGCTTCCTCTGGCACCTGGACGCGGTCGGCTATGCTTCCGCAGCTTCCGCCGGCAACATCGCCGGCAACGAGGCGGTAGCCGCCGACATCACCTGGCACGGCGACCGGGCCGCGCACTTCATCAACCACATGATGAGCGGGCAAGCGGTGATGATCGATGACACGGGCGTCATCGAGGAAAATCACGCCGACAACACCGCCATCGCGACGTCGTAAGGAGGGCTGAAAAATGGCATACACCGCTGGCAATCTTCAGGGTCTTGTCAACGCCCCTCCGGGCCGGATGTCCTATCGCTACGACACCACCGACCATCCGGACGTCGTCGAAGCCGCCGGGTACTTCAACAACAAGGACGACAACCTGAATCTCCAGGTCGGGGATCGGGTCGATGTCTTCCTGTGGTCGGCGACGCCGTTCGCGGCGGGGTCCCTGGTCACCGCCGGGTTGCAGATGATCGTGACGAACGTCATCGGCAACGACGCGGCGGCCTCGGCCGGCGCCGTAAACTTGGCTCAGGTCTTCTTGGCCACGAGCCTGTTCTCGTCCGGGACTTAGTGTCTCGCATCGACAGGGGGGGCGGCCAAGCTGCCCCCCCTTACCTTTCCAAGCATTCCGGACCCTGCATCGTGGCCGGGAACGCCTATTGCCTTCACGAGGACCTGGAGAAAGCCTGGGCGGTCTATCCAGATGCTCCGGTCATTGCCGTGAACGGGGCCGCGCGGGAGGTCAAGGCCGTCGCGCTTTTCTCCTTTCACCCGGAAAGAATGGTTCTTGGCGGGTACGACTGGCTGGGGTGGCAGAGAAAGCTATTCGGTCCCGTCACAGTCCACGGCTCCAAATTCGTTCCAGGATGCCCGTGGGTCAATCACTGGTGGGAGGATGCCCGTGGGGGCGGTTCATCTGCCTGGGGCGCCCGGAAACTGGCATGGCTGATGGGCTTCGATCCGGTGGTGTTGTGCGGATGTCCCCTGGTTCCGGGAAATTACGCCGGATACCGGCCGGGCCTGATCATGGCGAGGATGGAAACCATAGAGCCCTACCGGCTGGAAATCGCCTCTGACACGGAATGGCACCAAGGGGTCTACAGCATGAGCGGCTACACCAAGGAGATGTTCGGATTACCCCCATGTTGACGATCGCCTGTGTCTTTTCCGGGGGAGCCTATACCCGGGAGCATGTGGAAAGGCTCCGTGATCTCGTCGAAAGCCATATCGAACAGCCCCACCGCTTCGTCTGTGTCGATGATTCTCCGTTTCCGGGGTGGTGGGCCAAAAATTCTCTTTTCGAACCGGGCAGGTTCGGGGGGCGGGTGCTGTATCTCGACCTCGACACCACGCCGGTTGGAAGCCTCGACGATCTGGCGGACTGGCCATACCCGTTCGGGGCCATCCGGGACTATCAGTTTTCGCTCAAGATCAACTCTTCCGTCATGTCCTGGGACGCCCCGGCGTGTGATGCGATCTTCACCAAGTTCACGCCCGAAGTCATGGTCAGGCTTCGCGGTGATCAGGACTGGATTTTCGAGACCATGCCGGCGATCACGTTTCCCCGTCGGTGGTGCCCATCCTACAAGGCCGACGTCCTTCCGCATGGCGTCCCGAAGGATGCCCGCGTCATCGTGTTTCACGGTTCACCCCGACCCTGGGAGGTCCCTTGCTCGTAATCGTCAATCCCGGCGGCAACAACCTGATCTATCAAGGGCTGGACACCGCCATAGAACCGCCCGTCTGGTCCCGGATCATCGCCGGATACTGTCGTGACCGCGGCCATGAGGTTTCGATTGTCGACGCCGCGGCCGAGAACCTTTCTCCAGAACAAGTGGCGGAGCGATGCAGGGGTGCGAAGCTGGTTTGCATCGCCGCCTACGGGCACCAGCCATCGGCTTCTACCCAATCCATGGAAAGCGCCGGAGCGATTGCGCGAGCGGTCAAGGCGCCCAAGGTCATCGTCGGCGGGCATGTTGCGGCGCTGCCCGAACGAACGCTTGCCGAAGAGGACGTCGATTACGTCTGCACCGGGGAAGGCCCGGCGACAGTAGACGGCTTGATGCGCCACGAAAACGGGGACGGCCCGCTGTGGAACGTTCCCGGGCTGCTGTGGAAGTACGGCAGGACTGAGCCGGCCCCTCTGTTGCCGATGAAGGACCTTCATGGAAACGCCTGGGATCTTCTCCCCATGGGCCTGTATAGGGCCCACAACTGGCACGGGTTCGGGGATGAAAGAACTCCCTACGCTTCGATCCATACATCTCTCGGCTGCCCGTTCAAGTGCTCGTTCTGTTGCATCAACGCGCCGTTCGATTCCAACCGATACCGGATGCGCGAACCTTCTGAAGTCGTGAGCGAAATCCGCATGCTGTGGGACCGCTACGGGGTCCGCACGCTTAAGATCGTGGACGAGATGTTCGTCCTCAATGAACGGCACTACACCGCAATCTGCGAAGGACTGGCGCAACTCGACCTCGGCCTGAACATCTGGGCATACGCCCGGGTCGATACCGTGAAGGCGGAAAGCCTCGCTCTTCTCAGGAAGGCGGGCGTCCGCTGGCTGGCCCTGGGCATCGAATCCGGGTCCGCCCATGTCCGGGACGGGGCCAAGAAGAGCTTCAATTCCGAGGATATCAGCAATGTTGTCAAGGCCATCCAGGGCGCAGGGATCAACGTCATCGGGAATTACATCTTCGGGCTGCCCGACGACACCCTGGAAACCATGAATGAAACCCTTGCTCTCGCGAAAGACCTGAATTGCGAATTTAGCAACCACTACGCGGCCATGGCTTACCCAGGATCACGTCTCTACACCGAGGCGGTGAAGAACGGCACGCCCCTCCCGAAACGCTGGAGCGGGTATTCCCAGCACGCCGCGGACAGCTTCCCACTTCCGACAGCAACGCTTTCCTCCGCCGAGGTCCTTTCATTCCGGGACGCGGCTTTCACCAATTATTTCAGCGATGAAAGATACCTCTCGATGATCGATCGGAAATTCGGAGCCAGGGCCGAGATCGAGGCGATGCTTTCCAGAAATATGGTGCGGGCATGATCCGGTTAGCGGAGCCCACCTTCGGCGAAGAGGAAATTTCCGCCGTCGTCGAGTGCATGCGATCGACCCAAGTGACCAGCGGAGAGAAGGTGAGGGCGTTCGAGCGTGAATTCAGCGCCTCAAACCTGCTTTCGTGCTGGGACAGTGTCGCTTGCAACTCCGGATCATCGGCAAACCTGCTCGCCATCTCGGCGCTTGTATCGACGGGACGGCTGAAGGCGGGAGACGAGGTCATCGTTTCGGCTCTATCCTGGTCTACGACGGTATGGCCGCTGATCCAGCACGGCCTTGTCCCGGTGTTCGTGGACTGCGACGCCGAAACGCTGTGCATAAGTCCCGCCGCCGTGGCAGAGGCTATTGGTTCCAAGGTGCGGGCGATCATGCCGGTGCATGTCTACGGCAACCCATGTGACATGGACGCTCTGTTTGCGCTCTGCCGAAAGGAAGGGCTTGGCCTGATCGAGGATTGCTGTGAAGCATTGGGCGCCGAATACGAAGGCCGGCCCGTCGGCACGTTCGGCGATGTTGCAACCTTCAGCTTCTACTACTCCCACCACATCACGACGATGGAAGGCGGGATGGCGGTTACGCTCGATCATGATCTTGCCGAGACGATGCGCATTCAAAGGGCGCACGGCTGGGTTCGCGACTGCGAGAGCCCGGAACGGTGGACGGAACAATTCCCCGAGTTCGATCCTAAATTCCTTTTTGTGGATATCGGCTACAACCTCCGCATGACCGAACCGCAGGCCGCGATGGGGCTCTGCCAGCTTCCCAAGCTGAAAGGCATCGTCGAGAAACGTCGGGCAAACCTGAAACGATACCAAGAGTCACTTCCGTGGCTGCGGACCCAAGCGCACCGGGAGGGGAGTTCTTGCTTCGGCTTCAACTTCCTCGTCGAGGACCGTGACCGCGTTGCAAAAGGTCTTAACACCGCGGGCATCGAGACGCGCCCGATCATTGCCGGCAACCTCGCCAGACAACCAGCCCTCAAGAGATACCACCACCGCGTCTCAGGTCCGCTGTTCAATGCCGACTACGTTCTCCGACACGGTCTTTCCGTAGGCTGCCACCAAGGCGTCACGGAAGAGGACATCGCATACGTGGTCAAGACCCTGGAGGCGCTATGCGGGCGCGGGTAAGTCTGGGGCGGAAAACCTACGTGACCAACGGTATCAAGAAGGTGTCTCTATGGCCCTCGGAGGCAACGCTGTTATGGGCGCTGATGACCCGGCCGAGACTGACCCTCGACGAGGCAATCTCCTTGATATGGCCGATGCCAGACCATGAGCCGGATTGGCCGGAAGTCGGGGTCCGGGTACGCATCTGCATGTTGCGGAAAAAGCTGGCTGAAATGGGGATCTTCATCCAAAACCAACAGCGCGGATGGGCGCTGGCATGATCATCGTTCGATCCCCCTACCGGGTCAGTTTCTTCGGGGGCGGCACCGACTACCCGGCGTGGTTCTCGCGCCATGGCGGGGCCGTGCTGACATCCACCATCGACAAGTTCTGCTATCTCGCGGTTCGGAAAACCCCCGCTTTCCTCGATACGAAATACCGGGTGGCGTGGGCCAAGATGGAAGCCGTGAACACGGTCGACGAAATCGAGCACGCCGGGGTCAGAGGATGCCTTCGGTTCCTCGGGATCAAGGGGGGTATCGACGTCAACCACACGGGCGAGCTGCCCGCAAGGTCTGGTCTTGGGTCTTCAAGCGCCTTCACCGTCGCCATGCTGCATGCCCTACACACCCTGAACGGAGAGCATGTCGGGCCGGCCAGATTGGCCGACGAAGCCATTCGGGTTGAACAGGACGTGCTTCACGAAACCGTCGGGGTTCAAGATCAAATCGAATGCGCCTTCGGCGGGCTCAACCACATCACGATCAGGCCGGACGGAGGATACTCGGTAGCCCCCGTCATCGCGAAGAAATTTCTGGAAAAGCGGCTCCTGCTGTTTTTCACCGGAACGCAAAGGTTTGCCTCCGAAATCGCGCAATCACAAGTCGCCAATTTCAGCCGAAAGGCCAACGAGTTGAAAAAGATCGCCGCCATGGTGCCTCAAGCGGTGGAGTGCCTGTCCCTTGGAGATTTTGACAGGTTCGGCGAACTCCTGCACGAGACCTGGATGCTGAAACGCGAACTGTCCGACAAGATTTCAAATCCCGAGATCGACGCGCTCTATGCGCGGGCGAGAACGTCCGGGGCGCTTGGAGGGAAGATGCTTGGCGCCGGGGGCGGCGGCTTCATGCTGTTCTACGTCCCCGAGGAAAGGCAGGCATCGGTGAGAAGGGCTTTGTTGGGGCTGCTTGAGATCCCGTTCAAGTTCGGCTCCGAAGGGTCGAGGGTGGTGCTCTATGCGCCGTGAAGACCTGATCGCGTTCGAAGACGACATCGCAGACCTGTTCAACGCCGGGAAAATTCCATACCCGGTTCACTTCAGCAACGGCAACGAGGATGCCCTGATCGAGGCCTTTAAGGACATTCGGCCCGACGACTGGATTCTCGGGTCCTGGCGCTTCCATTACCAGTGCCTCCTCAAGGGGGTCCCCCCCGAAGAACTCAAGGCGGCCATCCTTGAAGGAAGATCGATTGGGCTCTGTTTCCCCAAATACCGCGTCCTGACCTCAGCCGTCGTGGGTGGGGCCCTGCCTATCGCGGTCGGGATCGCCATGGGCATCAAGCGTTCCAGGGGAACGGAGCGGGTGCATTGCTGGGCCGGCGACATGACGGAGCGGACCGGCATCGCCCGGGAGTGCATGGCCTACGGTCATGATCTTCCGATCCGGTGGATCGTCGAGGAGAACGGCTATTCGGTCTGCACGCCCGTCCGCGAGGTCTGGGGAGAGGGAAAACCAAGCGTCGTGCGGTACGCCTACAAATCCAGGTTTCCCCACGCCGGGGCCGGAAAACGGGTGATGTTCTGATGTACCGGCAAGCCCTGACCTCCGCAATGACCCTGCTTTCCAAAGACCCCAGGGTCGTGTTCCTGGGCCAGGCCGTGAAGTACCCGGGGACGGCGATGTCGACGACGTTAAGCGGTGTCCCGGACGACAGGAAGATTGAACTGCCGGTGGCCGAAGAGATGCAGATGGGCCAAAGCATCGGCCTTGCCCTGCAAGGCTTTATCCCTGTATCGATCTATCCGCGCTGGAACTTCCTGCTGCTCGCCGCCAACCAGCTTGTGAACCATCTCGATAAACTTCCGCTGATGGGATACCGGCCCAAGGTGATCGTTCGGACAAGCATCGGAAGTGAAAGCCCGATGCACCCGGGTCCTCAACATGTCGGAGATTTCACCGATGCTTTCCGCGCGATGTGCGGGACGGTGAGGTTTGTCAGATTGTGGGCGGCTGAAGACGTCGTCCCGGCCTACGAGGATGCTCTGAAGCGGGACGGGTCGACCGTTCTTGTCGAGTTCGGGGACCTGTATGATTGAAGCCCTGTTCGTCACCACCGCAACATCCGAGCCGGTCGAGAACGTCGATGCCTGGCGCCACACCATGGGGCCGGCCCGTCACGTCACGTTCGACATCAACAGGGAACCGAACGACGACGCCATTCTTGAGGCGGCTGGAAAACCGGACGTCATCTTCTATACCGGTGCGACGGACGGGCCCGGTCTTCCCTCCGATGAAACACTGAGGCGCCTTCGCAAGATCGCCCCCAGCGTCATTCTCCAGGGAGACTTCGGGGACCCGCCGTGGTGGCCGATGATGAAGCACTACCGGGAAGCGGAATGCTTCGACCTGATGGTTGCCATGGACGGGGTCAAGACCTGCCCGGCCGACCTGGTAACCCTGACCCCGTTCGATATCGACAAGTTCCCGACAGACCCCACGGAACGGCCGATCCGCTGCGGGTTCGCCGGCAATCTTCAGGGCCGCCCCTATTGGCGGGAACTGGTGAAAAACGGCCAGGCCGTGGACGCCAGGAGTTCGTTCATCCACCAGTTCGGCGCCCACGTGAAGGTAAGGGTGCGCGAGACGGCGGGCGCCTACGCCGATTACATCGCCTTCATGCGTAGCTGCAAGATGATCCTCAACACGTCAGTAGCCGGTTCCGGAACGGCGGTGCACGTCAAGGGGCGGACACTTGAGGCAAGTTTCTCCGACGCCGCGGTGATCGATTCGAACGAAAGCCCGTTGCGCGAATGGTTCCCGCCGGAAATGTTCTTCGGCTACCGAACCTCAGAAGACGTCTGGCCGATCCTTCTGCATGCGACGGAAAAAGAGATTGCCGGCAAGGCTGCGGCGATGAGCGCCTATGCCCGCGAGCACTACCACCCGGCCAAGATTTACGGGCAGATCGTTGAAAGGCTCGGGCTGTGAAGACTCTTTTTATTACAACTCTGACCGCCGATTGCAACAACCATGTCCGGGCTTGGAATAGCTGGGAAGAGCCAGCGAACCACCTGACCTACAACCACACCGGGATCTGCAACGACGGCTATCTGGTCGAGGAAGCCCGGAAGATCGCCCCGGAAATTATCTTCTACATCGGGGCTTGTGCTGCCACCGGGAACCCGCGTCCTGGGGCGTTTCTGGACCTGAAAGAAATTGCCCCCATCGTCAACCTCTGCTCCGACGCCGCCGACCGGCCCTGGCATGGGGTCTTGAGGGAATACGGAAGGCGGGGCTGCTTCAGCCTTCAGGTGTCCATTGATGGCGCTAATGGTGCCCCGGTGGATCTGGCAACGCTGACACCCGTTGACCCGGTTCCGTTCTCAAAGGACGTGGACCGGGATATCCGCTGCGGGTTCTCCGGGAACGTGGGGCGGTGGAATGAGCGGTCGGAGATCGTGCGGGCGCTGGCGTGGTTCGGAGGCCTCACCGTAAGGAGCAGGGGTGGAGACTATACGGAGCATGCCGCGTTCATGAAACGCTGCCGCATGGTGCTCAACCTCTCCCGAACGGGAAGCGGACACACCGACCACATCAAGGGCCGTGTCTTGGAAGCGGGGTGGGCCGGCTGCTGCCTTCTGGAAAGTCAAGGGTCACCGATAGCGGAATGGTTTCCAAGCGGGTGCTGGATCGAATACCGGGACCCGCTCGAGGCGGCGGAAATCATC